CAGTACCACTTCCAGATCGTCGCAGACGTATTCCTTGACCGCTGTATGGTCGTAGACGCCGACCAGGCCGTCAGGGTGCTTGTCAAAATACAGCTCGGCGTCGGAGGCGTTCTTCACCATCTTCAGGCGGCCATTGATGAAGAAGACATGAATGGGTTCAGGGTTTGCCTTGGCAGCCTCCACAATGCGGTGCGCCCGAAAGCGCGTGTCGGCAGACATACCGCTGAAGTCAGACCGGCGGTATAGGGTCGTCAAACGGGATGCCGTCATCTTTGCTCCTGTTTCCTTTTTTGTTTCCGATAATGCTGGCGTCAAACTCAGCCAGGTGCTCAAAGTATTGCGTGTCTTTGTCGATGTTCACGCTGTCGATGTGCTGAAGGTCTTTGCTGGCAAACCGCCTGGGTGTGGCTTTCCAATCGTTTGTCTCAGCATTCACAAACTCGGTGCCGTTCTCGGTCACATACGTTATCTCGTTTGCTGGGTGATCGAAGGCTTTGACTTCGGCCCAGGGAATCAGCTCGGGAATGAATAAGTGCTTTGGGCAGCCGTCGCGTTGGCGTTTCAGTGAAATCGATTTGTCGTGGAAGTCGCAACGCCACGGACCCTTGACGATAGGCCGACCAGGCACCGGCTCAACGTCTTGTGTG